TGCACGCTCTCCCAATCATAAAAAAGCCCGCACAGCGCAAATGCCGCAGGGCAGATATCCCCTCACCAAGGGCTTTACACAAACAGTTCAACCTTACAAAATAATCATACCACACAACCATCCGCTGCACAAGATTGGCAGACTGTATCTATAGAATCTGATATCCTGAAATTGAGCTCAAAACAGCGTGTCGGCGCACCCTGTTATCGAACAATCGCTCTGCCTTTCTTGTTTCGTATTGCAATCTTTTGTCTGATGAAATTTGTATAAAAATCTGTTATTTCAATAATTTTTATGTTATAATTAGTTTATTATCCCCGAATTTACGAAGACAATGCAGCGACACGAAACGGTGTTAACTGCAAAGGCAATTATTTCGATTTTATGCCTTGCGACATTGTACAATCGCCCGTTTACACTCGTAACTAAATAAATTACAACAGAGACGGAAGGCATAAACGATGTAATAACATTACGGAAAGCCCATAGCGGCAATAACAAATAAAAAACAACAAAGCATACCTCCATCTCCCTTGATCGGATACCTTTCGCTCCTTGGATGGAGTCAATCTCACACCTGCGCGGGATTGGATTTTGCATTAAAAACAGATAATAAGCACTCCGAAGTTCTAATCGTTTTGCCATACTGCCATACATTGTGTCATATAATGTCTGCCCTCCGTTGAAAGGGAGAGATGTTATAAGGTGCTATTTGTAGTCATTTTAATTCCGGATATACATATCCACTGTTCTATCACAACACAAAAATTCCAAATTTATCGCTTTCATGCGCCCATTTCATATGAGATGGGCGCATTTCTTTTTTTCTCAATCGCAGACAAGCCTTTCTTCACCCCTGGTTGCCGATCACCGCCTTCGATTTTTTGATTTCCCTACCCAATCAAAAAAATGGAGGCAAGAATATGCATAACAACGAAAATGAATACATCCTGCGAACCGAAGAAACCAATGGAATTACACGCTATCTAGTAAGTTTCAAAGACGGTCAAGGCATATTGCAAAAAGAGATCGAAGTGACACATACAGTTTTCACAACCCTTACGCATTACGCGAAAAAAGACGAATCCTCAGCTCGTCAGGACAGGCGACGCATCGAGCAATCCGAACTAACCGAGGCAGAACTTTATGTTCGGGCAATACATAAACCGAAAAGCGCGGAGGACATCACATTGGAAAACTTGCGCTCAGAAAGTATGGCGCAAGCAATTGACAGCCTGCCCTTCATCCAAGCCAGACGCTTTCGGCTCTACTACAACTGCGACCTTACGCTCCAACAGATTGCCGAGGCGGAGAACTGTACATTCCAAGCTGTGGCCAGGTCTATAAAGAAGGCTGAGAAAAAAATTAAAACTTTTTTGAGTGAAGGGGGGTGAAAAATCGCCTCTAAGTGTCCAAGTATATGAGGGGATATTTCCTTTCTCAACGGGTTCGGCCCTTTCAGGGGCAAACTCACCGCGGTAGTTTATATAGATGGCCTTGTCGTTTGCCTTGCTGTTAGACACGAAACAACAGCCCGGAAAATCAAATGTCACAGCCAAGTTCGGCCGTTGCACACGGAAACTGAGCAGTTGTTGCTTTATAGAAATGAGCGTGTATACAACGGAAACCACTTGGCTGTGAACCAAAAACAATTCAAAGGAGAACATATCATGTCACAGATTACACCAGTAAGAGGCGCAAATCGGATCATGCTCATGCGTCCATTTTCTATGCGCCACGAAGTCGCGGCAGGGCGCATGGCCTTCCAGACCAACCACGAAAAATCCAGCACGCGAGATGCCGAGTCCACAATTACGAAAGATGGTAATATTCACTCTCTGTCTGAAGTAGTGGTCGAATATTCTCTGACCACGCTCATGGCGCAAAGTGACGAGGTAAGAGAGAAAATGCAAGAATCTTTCCTCACCGGCGGGCTTGTAGAATTCTGGGACATTGACAAAACAGAGCCAACGCTTCCTGGCGGCAATCAGTTCCCTGCTACATACTACCAAGGCTACATCACCGAGTGGAGCGAAGCCGCCGGCGCAGAGGACAGCGTAGAAATTTCTCTATCTGCCGCTGTAAACGGCGCGGGTGTTCGTGGCAGCGCAACGCTGACAGAAGAACAATCAACCGTTGTTCAATACGAATTTGCCGATACCATCGTGGCGCCTCACTAAGCCGGCCTTACATACGTGCGATCATAGGGATGAGCCTTCTCATCCCTATAAATAAACAATTCAAAGGAGACACATGTCATGACAATCACAATCAAAGGAAAAAGCTATGACCTGCACTTCGGTCTGGATTTTATTGCATATCTGGATAAGAAATACCACATTGTCCAAAACGGATTTCAGCTTGGCCAGGGCTTAACTTATGTGATCGCGCAAATCGAGCTGGGCAATCCACTCATTTTGCTTGACCTTGTTGCCGCCGGCACCATGACAGGCTCAAAGCCAAAATCGGAAGAGGTCAAAGCCTTTATCGAATCTGAGGCAGATATCGAGGCATTGATGACCGATTTTTTGTCAGCATTAGAGACAGCACCCACGACGAAGTTCACGATGAAGAAGCTGGGTCTGTTGATCGAGACAGAAAGCAAGAAGTAGCCCCGAATCCGCGCACCATTGACGACATAAAAGTTGAGCTTATGCGGTACTGCGGCATATTTGACCCTATTCAATTAGGTCGTATTACCCTGCGGCAGTATATGCTTATGGTCAAGGCTATTCAATTGCGGCACATGGACAAAGAGCGGGATATTCATGCCCAGGCGTGGCTGAATGTGCAAGCGAAGGCCATCAAGCAGCAGGGCAAGAAAACGGTGCCTTACTTCCGTTCATTCAGCGACTTCTTCAAGCCTGCGGAGGACAAGCCGGAAACAGCGGAGAGCCGCCGTTTAGAACAAGAGCGCAAGCAGTTAAAAAATCTTATCTTACAAGCCAACATACGATAATGGCGGCCGGTGTGTCTTGCCGGCCGCTTGAAGCAAACAAAAAGGCGGCCCATTGCGGGGCCGCCCTTGGAGATATTCAGTTCACAGAGAATTCATCTGCCGCGCCTTGTTTTCCCCAATGCGACCCACTGCTCTATTTTGGCATCGGCTGCATCCATCGCGGCCTCACAAGCCAGCATATGTTCATGTGCTACCCTAATTTCTGCAATATTAGCTGCTTTAGCATCGCTTATTTCTTGTGTGGCGGCACCGAACGGCTGCAGCTTCACGTTTTCATCCAGTAAATCGATGAGTGGCCATGCGGCTTCAGTTGCACGCGCTGTAAGATCAGTTACGTTCTGCTTATCTTGGGTAATTTCAACCAACTCAACAGCAGAGAACAAGTTTTGTAGCATTTGTTGCTCAAGCTCTCCAAGTATTTTGGCCGCTACCTTTGACTTGCGAATAGCTTCCCCAGCGAGCTGACGGCTTTCTTGGAAGAAGGGAAGATTTTCAATGTCTATCTGTATGTTTTCGTTATTTAGCTTGATTTGTTCGTTATTTAGCTTGATTTGTTCGTTATTTAGCTTGATTTGTTCGTCAGCCTTTCGCATTTGCTTATTAATATATTCTGGATCTATCTTTATCCTAAGCGACGTAATCGCCATCCAAATAAAGACGCACATGAAAAAGAGACCAACAATAGCAGCGATGACAATTAAAACGATCCAACCAATACCCATAGAAACTATCCTCCTATAAATTTCAATTTTACACACAACATTATATCAAGAAAATGTAAAATTGCAACAAAAATATCTTGTCGTTTCAGATTTTGTTAGACATTAAACAAACAAAGTCAAATACAAAAAGAAAGGGAACAAGTATGAGTCAAGAACATGTGGTGCATGTAAGGATACAAGAAAGCGGTTTGTTCCATGCCAATAAAGCATTGGCAGAAACACAAAGACTGCTCGACAGAGTTGTGGCAGCTACGGCAGGAGCGGAAAGCGCATTTGGCAGAGCCGCCGGCCAAATGGCAAGCGCGGCAAATATGGTGGTGGGAGGTATGAGAGATATCTCGGGTGCGGTGACATCGGCTACAAGTGCAAAAAAAGTATTTGCGGCGGTCAAAAAAATTATCAAGGCACGAGTCGCAGGGTCTACAAAAAATATAAGCCTAAACGCAACGGCCACAAGCCTAAACACAACGGCCACAAGTCTAAACACAACGGCCCAAAACCTAAACGCAAAAGCGACTGCCAGATTGACGTCAGCAAAAATTGCACTCGCTGCCGGTTCTAAGAAAGCCGCCGTTGGTCTCGCGTTAAAAGCGGCGGCGTTGAAAGTCGTTTCTGTTGCATCCACCATTGCCGCGGGTGCGATGAAGCTTTTAAACATCGTGATGAAAGCGAATCCGATTGGGCTGGTTATCGCCGCGGTCGTGGCCTTAATCGCCGCGTTTGTCGGCTTAGTTGCCCTCGGCAGTCGGGTATTAAACTTCTTCCAAAATAACCGCGAGGCCACCACGGCGGACGGCAGAAATATTTCAGACCTCGCCGAACAGTACAATCGCTCCACCGAAGACATCGAGGCCGACATGGAGCGAATGGGCACCACCTGCCTGGACGTTTGGGAGGCACAGGAACAAGGCATCCAGAGTCTTTCTGACACGTGGGGCATCTGCGCCGAGCAAATCCGGGAAGAAATCGCCGATATGGCGGAAGAACTCGGTTGTCACGAGACGGCAATGGCGACGTGGGAATCTCAGCAGATGCAGATGCTGCAGGGTGTTAGCAGTGAATGGGGCATGTGCGCCGATCAGGTACTTGCGCAAATAAGCGCGATGGGTCTCAGCGCTGATGAGTGGTCTGCGCAGATGGGACAGGCTTGGGACAGTTTCCAAGCTGATGTCAGTCGTAATGTAGATGGTATTGTAAACGGCTTCCGCAGAATCCCCACTGAGTATGAAAAAAGCTCGGAAGACTTGCGCGCCATTATGGAAGCTAACATTGCAACAACAGAGGATTGGCGCAATAACATGGCTCAAATCGCAGGAGACGTGCCGGAAGATATGCTTGCTTGGCTGGAATCAAAAGGCCCTGAGTTTAACCACGTTGTGGAAGATATGCTGCATACTCCCGGTGCGCTCGAGGCGTGGAAAGACACGTTTGACCGCGCGACAGCACTGGGCACGGCACAGGCAGTAGATAACCTCGACTGTCCGATGATTACAGAAACGGTCGTGAGCCGCCTGAATGAAACCGGGCAAGCCGTAGCGAACAGCACCGATATTCCGGATGGGTTTGAGCAAAACATCCAGAAAGCAACCAAAGTAGCCACGGCGGCGGCCGCAGAAGGCGGCCGGGAAACCGGCGAAGCATACGCCGCCGCAGTGGAAGCAGGCTTGGAACGGGTAGATTTCAAACCTGTTGTATCTGAAATGGATCGCGCAACAACTCAAATGGCAACCACGGCCGACAGTGCGATGAATCGGATTGAAACGATATTCCGGAACGGGATGGAAACCGCAAAAAACATCATGAACAGAGCGTTGCAAACCATGGTCAACAAGGTTCAGCTGCGCATGGCGGCGATTGAGGGGAATATCGCGCACGGTGTCACGCGGATCGTGAACACGTTTAATACCTTGCAAGACAAGTTGTGGTCATCCGGCTTCAATGCCATGGCGGGTTTCAACAGGGGTCTGCTTGCGATGGAAGGCACGGTCATGGCAACGGCACGGCGGATCGCGGACAACGTGGCAACTGCCATCCGGCGCGCCCTGCAGATCAACTCACCGTCCCGCGTGATGATGAAACTCGGCGGTGACACAATGGGCGGCTTTGCGCGCGGAATGGAACAAATGCAGACACGGGTACAGCGCGTTGTGCGCAATACAGCGTATGCCATCCAAGATGGATTGGGTAATTTGCCGGACGGCTGTAAACTCGACAGCACACTGACCCTTAACATGGCGCCGTCAGACAGCGCGGCGCAAAGCCGTCTGCTTGAGCGCTTGATTGATGCGGTCGAAGCCGGCAAACACATCGTGATGGACAGCGGGGAACTGGTGGGTGCGACCTATCCGCACTTCGACTCCGCCGCGGGGNCGGCGATTACATACAACAAGCGATGGGGGAGGTAGCAGAGAATGATAGATTTAACATACGGATTGCGGCGCGAGCAAGCACTCCAACACGGCATCCGATTTGGGCACTTTGATTCTGCGCGGTTTGGGCTGCATCTGCATGCGCGCACAAGCATGACGCCACACGAAAAAGAAGCGATTGCGAGCATTCCGCATATGCAAGGTGTTGTAGACATGTCGCACCTGCTTGGGCACAGAGTATATGAAAATCGCGAGATTACATACATTTTCTACCGCTTCGGCGTAGAGAAGCAACCCACGCACGAACTCTACAACGCGCATAGCGCACGCGACTTTCATACGACGATAGAAAACCTGCTTATGCAAGAGTTCGACCAAGAACTGCATGACAGCTTCGAGCCGGACTTCTACTACACAGGCAAATGTAAGGACGTTGTGGTCACAGACGAATATAATCTCAAGCGGCTACGCGTGGAACTTACGTTCGACCTTCACCCATTCAAGATAGACAAGCATCTTGAGTCGGAAGATTTGTTTGACTCTTTCAATTTTGATCTCGATGCGTTTCATAACGGCCTGCGCTTTACTGTGGCAAGCGGGCAACCACTGCGGCTATATAACACAAGCCTGAAGGTTCTGTTACCGGAAATCCAGCTCATTTCAGGGAGTGCAAGTCTGCAAAACGAGGGCGGGCGCGCAACGCTTGTGTCGGGTGCCGCACGCCGATATCCGGGCTTCCGCTTGCAAAAGGGTATGAATGATATCCAAGTCACAGGCAACGGCGTTGTGCAGTTTGACTGGAGAAAGGAGCGGATTTAGATGTATTTTGCAGAACTCATCCTGCCAAACGGAAGCGTACAAAGCCTGCATGACCCATATACAGAGCGTGCACATTTATATAGCGGTGTAATCACCGAAGCGCTGGGTGCAATCCATGACTTCCGCTTCTCACTTTTGCCAAATCATCCACTCTTTGACGCAGAAATCCGTCCGTATTCGACACGTGTTCAGGTGCGGGATGGGAATGACAATATTGTATTTCGCGGTCGTGTGATTGACCCGTCTGAGAAAATATCCACAACAGGCCTTGTGGCCAAAGCGTATGTGGCAGAGAGTGAGCTTGCCTATCTGCTGGATAGTATGCAGCACGCCGAGGAGATTCATCGCATTGATTTGCCCGAGTATTTCAGACGCTTACTCCAAGCACACAACCGGCTGACAGCGGCTGACGGTGATCAGAAGCGGATTGACTTTATCCGAATTGACGGAGCACCTGAGTACATTCCGGTGGAAGGCCCGCTCAACGAACGTTGCAACTGCGACAGGGAAAATATCAGAGTTTTCTATGTCAATTATGCCAGCACCCTCCAAAACCTGCGGGAGCAGGTGGTAGATGCCGAGGGCGGACATCTGTGGTTGGAATACGATGCTGACGGCAGGCGCGTCTTGCACTATACAAGGCAAGCGGGCCCCCAATCCTCGATGCCGATTGCGCTTGCTGAGAACTTAGAGAGTTTGCGCTCCGATTACTATCCCAGCCGTGAGATGACTCAGCTCATTCCCTTAGGCCCGGAAATAGACTGTGCGGAACGCGCCATCGAGCGTCTCACAACCATTGGTCTTCTAGATAGTCCAAATTTCTGGCGAGAGGAGGCGGAGCGTGAAACGATGTCCCGCTGGACAGGTCAGTTGCTGGTAAATTTGTCCAGGCTGAACTTCCAAAACCACTGTCTCTGTTCGGGTTGCTGTGGTGGGTTAGGGTGCGATCTATGCCTGAATTACATCGAGTTTCAGCGAAGGCGATTGCAACGCGCCGTACCTGATGTCAACTGCCGCTATGCATTCCGAGCAGCGGTGGACTTTCTGGCAGAGTCCGGCGTTATCAACAGCGCAGACTATTGGAAGCACGAGGACAACGCACAGCATGAGACTTTGCGCTGGCTTGTCCGCTTAGCGGCACACACCATTTGTACAGACCTGCCGCGCAGGGTGGATTCTGACTGTCCGCTTGAGGCAATTGATTGGCTAACGAACGAGATCGGTTTCTTCAATAGTCCCAACTTTTGGCGGGAGCAGGTGAACGAGGCAAACACAAACAGAATGTCCCCTTGGACTGCGCAGTTGATCGTAAACTTGTCCAGACTGAATTACCGTGTGCGCGGCGAAGTTGCCATCAATGCAATCCGAAACAGCATTGACATTGATGATATGGGGCTGTTTAACGAAGCGGTGGACTCCCTCAGCAATACCGGCGTGATTAACAGTCCGAATTACTGGAAACATCCGAATCGCGCGGAGCAAATCCCGCTTCGCTGGCTCATCCGACTAGCCGATGCGGTCATTGACCACGCCCTGCCCTTATGGGGGAATCCGAATGATGCAATCACCCGTCTGCAAGCAATTGGATTTTTAGAAAATCCGAACTTCTGGCGTGCTGAAGCTGACATGAATAACCCGGACAGAACCATGTCACCCTGGATCGGTCGGTTTTTAGTCAACCTATCTCTACTGAATTTCAGGGAAAATGAGATTGCACTATTTCGTACAATGCTCATGCCCGGAGACGATCATCTGCCGGACATTGATGACGAGGGCGCATACCTGCGCGCGGTGGATTCCATTAGTAACACTGGCGCAATCCGCAGCCCGGAATATTGGAAAGACCCTGAGCGGATGCGGCAGGTCAATCTGCGCTGGCTCATACGCCTTGCGGATTTGACCGTCAACCATAAAAATCCGCAAGCTACTTTTCCACGCACCAGACAGACGATTGAACGCATCAACGGGAACCGCAACTGGCTACCTGTCGGCAATAGCCTTGACACAGTCGTGCAGGGTGTTGTGATTTGGGATGACGCAGAGAGCGCTTCCGACTTGCTCGCGCAAGCCAATAAATGGGTTGCAAAGCACCAACATGTTACAAACAGTGTTGCCATTAGCGCCGTGGATCTGTCACACTTAGACAGCGCCTACGACAACTTCGTACTCGGCACGAAATATGGTGTAGACCACACCGTATTCGACAAAAAGTCGCCCCATAACGAATACCGCTTAATCGAAAAACAGATCAATGTCATTGACCCACTCAAAAGCAGTCTGACTTTTGGTGACAAGCAGGTCAATCTTTCTACATCACCCGGCACCAGATAACGAAACATTAACAAATAAAGGAGCAAAACATCATGGCAGTAGACATTAAAAACATCATCGACCGTCTCAGAAACGAAAGCCCCCTCATCGGGCGCAATGCGCGACAGTACATCGCAGACGCACTAGACACTCTGTTCACAGCACACATTAGCCACGTTGGCTCTTCCGGCACAGCAGCCGGCACTGCGAATAAGGCCGTATCCAACATCGCACCAGGACTCAGTGCATTCGGGCGCGGGATGAAGATCGCTGTACATCTTACACATGGAAATACGGCCGAAAGTCCTGCCTTAACCTTTGCGGGCATCGGCACATTCCCGATCACACGCAACGCAAACTGGGCACCCGATTCCGTCGTAGAATTTCTATACGACGGCACAACGTTCCGACAAGTTTCAGCAAGGCGCGCGCCCACAACCGCTCCCGTAGCAGATACAGAGGGAAGCGCCGTCACAGGGACAGACAACGGTGAATTTGCAAATGCAAATCACAGCCACATCCTCTATGTTGACCACGATACCTCACATACGACCAGAGGTCGGTTCATCCAAGACCGTATGCCGACATCTGAAACACCAAATCAGGTCTTAGCAGTCGGTTCTGCGAACACCAGTCCAAACTATATGCAAATTAACGACCAGATGATCAGCGATGACGCAGTGCGAACAGCACACCTCCAAGATCAAAGTGTGACAACGGGAAAAATAGCCCGCCGCGCCGTCACAGGTAACGAACTATTTACATCAAGCACTGCCAATCGCGTCCTAGCAACGGAACATGCAGCGTCCGATCCCTCATTTGTGCAAGTAAACAACCAAATGATCGCAGATGATGCGGTGCACACCGTACACATGCAAGATCGGAATGTAACCACAGAGAAAATTGCACATCGTGCCGTTACCGGCAATGAGTTATTCAGCTCCGCCGCGCCAAATCGAGTGCTCGCTGTAGGTGATTCAAACACAGACCCAGACTTCCGACAAATAAATGGGGAGATGCTCGCAGACAACGCAGTGGACACAAATCATATCTCTGATCAAACTGTCACCACGCCTAAAATTGCAGATCTCGCTGTCACGACACCCAAGATTGCAGACCTTGCGGTCACAACACCCAAAATCGCCGACCTTGCGGTCACAACCGAAAAAATTAATGATCGTGCCGTAACAGGTCAAGAGCTCTTTACATCCGCAACGGAAAATCGCATTTTGCGTGTGGGGGCAGCCAACACAGATCCATCTTTCGATCAAGTGCAGTTGCCGACAGATGTCGCCGGACGACTGCCACAGGAAAACATGCCCACTTCAACGGTAGCGAATACGGTGCTACGTGTTCACGAAGCAGGTAGTGATCCCGTCTTTGGGAAAATAGACTTCCATACAGACTTTGAGGGCGCTGTGCCCGTGGAAAATGGCGGCACAGGGGCCGACAACCTAACAGATGCACGACGCAACCTAAACGCTATGTCTGATATCTCTCCAATTACCGGCGGCAGAATGATAAAAGGGGCGACAGTAAACTTCGGTTTTATGATGAACGATACCCCACAAAATACGAATATACGTCCGCAAGCACTTCCCGGCTGGGAGCCGGGTGCTTTCTTCACAGATATATATGTTGTAGGCCCAACCGGATGTGTCCCTGTAACTTTATTAAGCGGTGAGCAAACCTGGCGCGTCCAAATTCGTATCGCTTTCGGAGAGTGGAGATCGCAGAACTCGCGGTTCCTCTACTACACCATGCACTTGCCGCCACGGCCTTAGAGCAAATACCTACCTACTTGCGAGAAAATAATACGAGATGCGGGAGATTTGAATGAAGGAAATTCTTTGTGCAAGCCTCGGTGCGATTGGTGGAGTTTTGATTGCATTCTTTGGCAGATTTGATTCGGCGATCCTGATTTTGGCCGTATTCATGGCGATCGACTTTATCACAGGCATCATCCTCGCCACCGTGTTCAAAAGCAGTAAACACGGAAAAAATGGCCTGGAAAGCAAGGTCTGCCGGAAGGGATTGTACAAAAAAGGCGTGAGCTTACTGATCTGCCTCATGGCAGCATACTTTGACAAGCTTCTAGGCACAACTTTCGTACACAATGCCGTTGCAGTCGGGTTCATCGTGAACGAATCCATCAGCATTATCGAAAATGCCGGCCTTATGGGTATACCTGTTCCGATGCAGTTGAAAAACGCAATTGCAGTTTTGAAGCACAAGACAGAGGAGGAGGGAAAATGA